CCCTTGAGAACCCCGCCCAGACCCGCTAGACGACCCAGACGCCTCGCGGGCGTAGCTCAGAGGTAGAGCGTCTGCTTCCCAAGCAGAATGTCGTGGGTTCGATTCCCATCGCCCGCTCCAGCGTTTGCTGGCTTTCAGACGGCTGTCTCAGTCGTCGTTTGAGAGAGTTGGGAAAAAGTTGGGAGCCGGCGCTCCCGCTTCGTTCCGGTTTATCCGCTCGGCGAGCGCTTTGACGATGCTGTCGCGGTCGACATAGGTCGCCAGAAGACGTTCAACCCGCTTCTCTTCCCAGCCCACAATGTCAGCGATTTCGGAGGCGGTGAGCCCGCCCATCCGCAGCCGCGTGGCGAACGTGCCGCGCGCGTCGTGCAGGTGCTTGTCGACCCCGGCTGCGGCCTTGGTCTTGATGACTTGGCCTTCCAAGCCGCTGGCTGTCCAGGGCTTGCCCCGCGTGTTCGACAGCACGGTGAGGCAGGCCGGCGGCGGCGGTCGTTTCTTGCGCTTGGCGATCTCGATCAATTCGGCGTGGCGGCGGGCCTGCTGGGTCTTGATCTCATGCAGTAGCGCCTTGGTGTCGGGCAGCAGTGGCACGGTCACGGTGAGGCGACCCCGGCTCTTGCCGGTGCTCATGACGATGGCGAACGCGCCGACGTGCGACCATGACAGCTTCACGAGGTCTTCGCGGCGCATGCCGGTCACGCAGGCCAGGCGCACGATGACGTCAACCTCGGGCGATGGCGCGGCCTTTGTCCAGGCGGCGAGATCCTCGGGCGTCCAGATCTGGTCGGCCCGGTTGCTCTGATAAAGCTGTTCGACCCCGGCGGCGACGTTGATCGCCAGAAGCCCGTTCGACACTGACCACGACAGCGTGCGCGAGAGCACCTGCATGGCGAAGTCGGCCTTGCGCGGCGTCGATGCCCACTGGTTGCGCCAATCCATGATGTCGGCGCGGCAGCGGCGATCGTCGAGCATCTTGAGTGTCAGGGCGCCGATGTCGTCGGCGCCGACGTCGGCCGAGATCATATCGAGATAGCGTCGCCACTCGGCCTTGGTGCTGGGCGCGAGGCGTTCGAATTCAGGCGAGGCCTTGTAGCGGATCACGAGGCCGGCGAGCGTGTCGTTCTGCGGGTTGCGGCGCGTGGCGACAGCTCGGTTATAGCTATCCATGAACTCGGGCGTGCCGGGCTGGCCGTCGAGCTTCGGGCCGCCCTTCCACGCATACCAATGGACGCGGACCGTCCCGTCCTTCAGGCGCTTCTTGACCTGGTTAAGACCTTTGAGCCGCACGACGGGCATTCTTTCTCGCTCTGAAGGCGTCCAGTTCATCGACCGGCGCGGGAGGCTCGCCCGGCGTGGCGGCGGGCGTCAAGGGGCCGGGCGTAATGACCACTTCCCCGCCCGCGCGGACGGTGATCGACGCGGCGGCCAGGCCGTTGTTCGCGAGCGATTTCAGGACACGGTCAATGTCAGCCTGACGGACGGCGGGGCCTCTAGACATCGGGCAGTGCCTCGAACAGGTCTGCAGTCGCAGCGCGGCGGCGCCGCGTCTCGCGTGCGGTGGCCGCATGGTGCTGGGCGTCATAGGTAAGGTGGCAGCGCTGGCACCAAGCCTTGAGGTTGGGTCGGTCGCCAGGCGTGCCGACGTTCTCCGGTTGGTGGTCTAGGTGGGCCACGGTCAGGATGACGTGGCTACCCGTGACGGGATGTTCTTCGCGGTCCCATGCCCGGCAGTCGGGATAGGCTGGCGAGCCCTCGCAGCGCAGCCCCGCGCGGAGTTTCACCTCGACGCTGATGGCCTTCCAATCGGCCGGATAGCGGGCGCGGTTCTCAGGCCGGATCGGCATTGGCCGCTCCGGCTGTCAAAAGGGCCAGCTCCGCGCGGGCTTCTGGATCACTTGCAGAGCGTGAGGCCGTCCACATCACCGCTACATCTTGTGCCGCAAGTTCGGTCAGGCCCCTGGCTCGGCGCAATGCCTCTGAGAGATCGCGCTGCGATGGCGGCAGATCGCACCTGAGCGTGTCGAGAAAGAAGAAATGTTGAGCCAGCTCGTTTTTCTCAAACGAGCTTGGAGGCGTGGTCTCGCTGTAGCGTTTAGCCGGTACGAGCGCGCGGCGGTTCCAGGCAGCGTCGGCGCGATCCTGATGGGCGGAAAGCCGGCTTTGCGCTCCACAGCTGTTGCAGGCTACGCCAAGCCAGCGGAGCGGGACAGGATCGCGCTGAACGCGCCCGACATCGCTGGAGCCGCAGAACGGGCAAGGCTTAAGATCAGACATTCGGGGCGCTGCCGAACTGCGGCCTAAAGAACCCGAGCGCGCCCTTGCACGGCATGAACTCGATCGGGGTGGCGTGTGTCAGGACGAAGCCGAAGTCGCCGACGAACCAAGGCGAGGCGTGATGGTCTACACAGTCGGAAATCACCGCGAAGCCGACGATCCCGCCGGTGGGAACGGCCTCGTTCCAGGTGGCTGGATAGTTGTTTCCCTCAAGAGACCGTTCGCCCGTCACGGGGTGAATGCCCACTCTGACTAGGTCGTGAGCCGCGCGGTCGATCTTGCGGCCCGTGTGAATGAACACCGGGCCGCGTCGCTTGGTCCGCCAACTCCGGTTCTCGATATTCTTGAAGCCGTTGACGATCAGCCAAGCCCAAGGCTGCTGGATCGACAGCGCCACGGCTGGGTAGGTCCTGCCGGCCAGGTGTAGAGATACGCTGGTCGTGTCTGGTTTGCTGGATAGGTCGACGCCGATAACGGTGGGTTGGGGCGTAGTCATGTTGCACCGCCTTGGCGCTCGGAGGCGCGGTCGAGACGCTCGACTTCCGCGACGATCAGGGCGGCGGCCTTGATCAGGCAGCGGCGGGGGCTGTCGACCTTCCACCACTTGATGGCCCATGGCCAAGCGGCGGGCGGGGTGCTGAAATTCGTGTCGAACCGGCTGGAGATCAGCGACGCCGCGAAATCGGCATATGACAGCGCCGCGCGCGACAGTTCCCCCCGCGTGTACTGATCGTCCCGGTCAGCCGTGAAACCTTCCTCGACCACCTGACGCGACCGTTCGGCGGTGATCTCGACGATGGCCTGATAGGTGTGCGGGCTCATGGTCTCGACGACCGGAGCGTTGCGCACCTCGGACACGAACAGCGCCAGCGCGATCAGGAACATGCCGGCCAGCAGGCCAAAGCCAAAGGCGATCTGAACGTCAGTCATGACTGCGGACTCCAGCGGCGGGGTTTCAGGGCGTCCTCGCGGGCGGCGAGGTTGGCGGCGGTGCGAAGGTCGCGGCGGCGGGTGTCCGTGGCGCTCACGGTCAGCTCGGCGTCGAGAGTGGGGCGCGGCTCGGTCGGGCCTTCGGGGACTGCGACCGTTCCCGTGGGGCGATCGGCGCGCCAGCATCCCGTGGTGAAATGGCCTCCGCCCATGTACGGACGGCCTGAGACGACGCCAGTATTGCGGCGGCTGGCCATCGGTCAGCCCGCCCTGTTCGCGTAAATGTTCGGCAGGGTCTCCAGGCCGAGCATTTCGTCGGTGGCGACCTCCCAAAGGCCCCAGATCTGTTTGACGCAGTCGAACACCGGGTCGTGCGGGGCGCCGGGTACGTCCAGCTTGGGCGACGTGCGCCGCTTAGGGAGCTTGCGACGTAGGGTTCGGGCGTCAGTGGCGGCCCAATACTGCCATGGGGCCTTGTGGCCCTGATCGCTCATGGCAGCCGCGAGGTTCGACAGATCGAAGGCGATCCCTTGCGAATAGACCTCGGCCTTGGGGTCGCACGCGGTCATGGCTTGAGCCACTGCGGGGGCGAGCCCGGCCAGTGTGCAGGCTTGTGGGCGCACGCCGCCGAAGCCGACATAGGCCGGGTCGCGGAAATGGGCTTGGGCCTTGGCCGGCTGGTCTCGCCAGAACTTGCGTGTGCCCTCGTCGATCCGCCTGGGCGACAGAAGTTGTTCCATGACGTCGAAGACCAGCAGGGTCGGCGAACCCAGCAGCGGCCTGTTCGGCGTCAGGCGGAACGGGATCAGGCCGACGCTGAGCATGAAGGCCTCGCCGCTGTGGAGCGACAAGGTCTCAATGTCGGCCATCAGGCACGGGAACGGGGCAAGGGCGAGTTCGGCCTGTAGCCGCAGCTCGCCCCGATAGGAGCCGTCCAGCAGAGCGCGGACGGCCGCCAGGGTGTGGACTTCTGCGACCATGATCAGGCCGCCTCGGCGTGCTGCGGCGCGCTGGGTTCGACCCGCTCCAGCAGTTCCGACAGTTCGCGGCGCTGAAGGCCGCCGATGAAGGCCCATCCGAGATAGTCACCGGGCTGGTCGTCGCCGACGTTGATCGCCCAGATGGAAACGCCGCGACGGGCGGTCGTCTCGTCGGCCATCTTGAGCGCGGCGTTCAGCAGATAGATCGGACGGCCGGCGCGGCGGGTGTGGATGGCGCGGGCGAGGTCATCGGCCGCGCTGTAGACCTTGGGCTTGCAGGCCGGTTCGGCGGGTCGCTCGATCAGGGCGAAGCGGGCGTGTTCGGGCATGACGGGCTCCGGTGGCTGGAAAAGAAGGTCGAGGAAGGCCGCGCCGTAGAAGCACGGTGCGGACGGCTGAAACGGGCTGGCTGCGATCGGCCGATCGGCGACCGACTGGCGCATGCGTTCCGGGTGGGGTGTGTGAAAGAGCATCAGGTTTTCTCGAAGGATCTGCGGACGACGTGCTCGGGCAGGCCGGACGTCTGGACGGCGGCGGCTATGCGGGTTTCGAGGTCGTCAGGGGGGGGGCGTCGTCGCCCTCCTCGGCTGTTTCTTCGTCGTCGTCCTCGGCGTCGCCTTCCGGCTCGGCCGTGGTCTCGACCATCACGGGCGCATGGCCGGCGGCGGCGTTGACGGCGGCCATGACCAGCTTGAGGCGGATCGACACAGCCGGAGACCCGGCATAGGTGGGGAACTCGACGGGCTTGCCGGTGGCGTCGATGATCCTTGTCCAGCCATCGACCTGGCCGACCGACCACGGCAGCGGCGCTTCGGCGGCGTCCAGCACGTCACTGAACCCGTCGATCGCGGCACCGACGCGGGGCTTGGCCATGGCGGCGAGCATGTCGGTCGAGCGGGCGTCGGCTTCCGAGAGGCGGCGCATGCGCAGGGCGCGCTGGGCGTCGCTCTCGGCGACCTTAACGGCATTCTCCGCCTGTTCCTGGCGGCGCTGTTCGACGATGGCCTTGCCTTCCTCGGTCAGCTCGAAGGGGCCGTTGAGCCAAGGCGTGTCATAGCTGCCCTCGCTGTCCAGGCGCTCCGCCTCGTCGGCGTCCAGCGCGGTCGCGCGGATGCTCAACAGCGTGGACGAACGGTCGGTTGAGGCCAGGCCAGGGTATTGATCAACGAAGCGATCGAAGATCTGGAAATCGGCGAAGCGAGCCGTAAAGCCCCCGGTGAAATGGTCGGGGCCTTCGAAGACCAGGAAGCCAGCCGTCGAAAGATAGTCGGCGGTGTGGCTCGACGTGGCGGCGTCGGGTGCGCACTCGGCCTTGCGGAAGTAAGCGGGTGCGGAGTCGCCAGCGGCGGCGTCGAGGACCTCGGCGAGGATCAGGGCCTGCAGGGGCCGCAGCTCCAGCGGCTTGGGCCGGTTGCGCAGCAGGTCCAGGGCCTTGGTATAGGTGATCTCGCCTGCGTCGAGCTGGGCCTGTTCTTCCTCGGTCAGGCCGCCGTTCAGCTCCAGCAGGTTGATGCGCAGTTGAACCACGCGGGCGTCCTTATCGATCGCCTTGGCGATTTCGGCCGTGGTCCAGCCGTGAACCTTGCTGAGGCGAACGAAGGCGCGGGCCTCTTCCATCAGCGTCAGGTTGGCGCGTTGCATGTTCTCGACGAGCGCCAGGCTGTCGACCTGGGCGTCGGTCAGGTCGCGGACCTTGACCTCAATCGGATGGTCAGCAGGCCAATCCCCCCGCGCGATCAGCAGACCCATGGCGCGCCAGCGCCGCTCGCCGCCAACGATCTGCAGTTCCGGGCCGGGCTGGCGCGGGTTGGGGCGAGCCAGAAGGTTCTGGAGCTGCTCGCCCGACAGGATGGACGCCGCCAGTTCGGCGATATCCTCATCCTTGAACACCTTGCGCGGCTGATCCGGGTTGGGCGTCAGGTCGCCGTGGATCCAGATCCGGCCTTCGCCGCGAACTGGATTCGTCGCGCGGTCGGCGGCGGCCAGACCGGCGACCGCCTCGGCGGTCAGGGCGGGCTTGTCCTTGCCGGCGGCATGATCGACGAGGCCCGCCTCTTCCAGGCGACCAAGATCGCGGGCCAAGTTGCCGCGCGGTCGGTCGGCTTGTTCGGCCAGTTGGGCGAGGTTGGTCCAGCCGCCGGCTTGTATGGCGCGCAGCAGCTTTTCGGAAGGCGCGATGCGCTGGAGCAGTTCGAGGGTGACGACGGGCTGCGTCTCTACAGGCGGAGTCTGGGCGTGCATTGCCGAGGGGTCCTTGATTTTGGGAGGGAAAGAGGCTCCCCGAGCGCGGATAGCGGGACGCTCGGGGAGCCAGTCACCGGCCGCCCACGGGGGCGGCGGCCGGGTGTCTTAGGAGCCGATGCGGCCGTAAATGCTGGTCAGGTTGACGCCCGCCGTGATGCGCTCGACCACGGCCTTGAACTCGGCTTGGCGTTCCTGTTCCTTACGCAGCAGCATGATGCCAAGCGTCAGGCCCTCGCTCTGCGACTTCTTCCAGCGCAGACGGGCTTCAAGGTGCCGATCTTCCTCGCCGAAATAGATCGGAATGCTGATGGTGAACGCGGAAGGCAGCGTCAGCTTTTCGCCTTGGACGTTGGCGAACGCCTCGGTCGAGGTCGCGATGTCGAAATCGACGTTCTCGCTATTGGTGCGGACCTTGGCGCGGAAGTCGACCTTCTCGATCGCCTGAATGTTGTTGACCAGCTCCAGCAGGTTGCCGGGTTCCGGTCGCACGAAATGCGCCATGTTCTCTTCGATGAACCGCGCGAACTCCAGTTGCGACAGCAGTTCGCCGTCGATCTGGTCCCAAAGCTGCCATTCCAGCGAGCGCGGCAGTTTCAGCACCGCCTTGTGCGCGACGAGGTCGGCTTCGGTTTGGCCGTGATAGTCGATCGCTGCGACGATCGTGTCGGTGTCGATGTCAGCGAACAGCACCGTGTTGTCCGTCTTGAAGCGCTGCACATAGTCGATCAGCGACTCGGCGGTCTGCAGGGTGACGCTCTGGCGGATGATGTCGGGCTTGATCGACTTGGTCGCGTTCGGCGTGGTGACGTCGCGCAGTTCGACGCCGGAGGGCACGGCGGCGAACATGCGTCCGTCGGGGCCGGAAATCAGTTGCGGGACCTTGCCGGCGGCGAGGGCCAGGGCGGCGATCTGGCCGGCTTCGGTGCTGGTGTTCAGTTGTTTCATTGTCGGTCTCTCGGGTGGTGAGGGGCTTAAGGGGAAAGGGTGCGGAGGCGTGGCCTAGCGGCTGCCGTCGACCGCGCGGGGCGGCGTGTAGGCGCGGCCGTCACCGGCGTCGGTGAACATTTCCCGTTGGTCGGGATCTGCGCGCAGCAGGTCGTAGGTGTCGGACATCCAGAAGATGCCCTTGGGCAGCTTGGCGCGCGGGGTCTTGGTGGAAATGTCGAATTCCAGACCGGTCTGGCGACCGCCGGTGGCGTCGGGAATGACCTTGACCTTGAAGGTCAGCTCGGCGGGCTTGCGGGATGCGATGGCCGCCGCGTTGCACTCCTGCAAGGCTTCGGTCAGGGCGTCGACGATCTTGCCGTTTTGGGTGGTACGAAGAACGTCGGTGAACAGAACAGACATGGGCCGGTGGTCCTTTCAGAGGTCAAGAAGCGCCAGGCCCATGAGGGCGAGGCCGAGGAAAATGGTGATCGCGATGGCCTGAAGGCCTTCGATCGCGGTCTCGGTGAGGAGGCGTGGGCGGGGCCGATTGGCGCGGCGCGGGCTCACAGGCCGCGCCTTGCCAGGCCGGCCAGCGCCTTGCGCGCTTCGTCCAAGGTTACGCCGGTGACGATGGCCAGGATGTGCAGCGGTCCGCCCCGCGCAGCGTCGGCGGTCAGGCGAAGCTCGATATCGTCGGGATCGGCGCCCTGAACGGGCTGCAGATCGACGGCGGGCCGGTCAAGGTGGCGCAGGAAGGATTCCAGCGCCGATCCGGGGGTGCTCTCCGGCCGACAGGCCCAGCCCTGGCCCCGCGACGAGGGCGGCAGCAGGTACAGGCTGACCTCGCGCTTGCGGGCCATGTCCTCGGCCGTGGCGTGCGGCGGCATGAGCGGCCGACGGTCGCGGGGTGGCTCGGGCTGAGTCGGGAAAAGGCGGGGCTGGGCGGCCATCAGAGCGTCGCTCCGTTGCTTTCGGCGGCGCGCTGCGATGAAATTGCGGCGCTGAAACGGGCAATGGGGAAATTGGTATGACGGCCGAAACCGACAACGAACGCCTCGACAGGCTTGAGCGACACGTCGAGAGCCTGGATAGCGGCTGCGAGGTGGTCGACTACCTGCTGGGGATGGCCTTGGAAATTATCGGCGTTCGCGCGCGGCTGGCGCGTGAGGTAGCGGCCGGTGACGAGCCGCCCAGCGACGAAATCATGCTTTGGGAAGCTCGCGTCGCTCAAGCGGAGGCGCGGGCGATCAGCGATTATGTCCTGCGCATCGGCACGGACGGCGGCGGGAAAACCGCCGAGGCCTTGGCGCGCTGGGAAGAAGTCATCAAAGGTCGGCTTCTGCCCAAGCGCTTCTAGGCGACGCTTTTCCTGGCGGCGCCAGCGGTGAAAGCCGAGGATGTCGCGCCCAGGGTCGGGGCGCGTAGCGAAGTTGGGCGCGGCCATCATTGCAGCCCGCCTATGGCCGCGATCACGATGAGCGCGGCGATGAACACCAGCAGCCAGCCGTTTTCAGGCTGGGGCGGCGAATTCAGTTCGCCATGAGGATGAATTTGAGGGCGCACGGCTGGCTCCGCTTGGGTGGCGGAGCGGACATTGCAATTCGCATTAGTTCCGCGTCAAGAAAAATAATGCAAATTGCAATGTCTCTGGACGCGATCATTGCGAACTGGATTCGCGGCCCATGGGATTGCTTAAGGCTGAAGCTTGCGCGCGGCGTGAAGATCCAGGGGGCCGTAGGCCTTGAGGACGCTGCCGCTACTGTCTTCCACAATGATCGCCTTGAGGTAGTTGGGGCCGGCGATTGCGCAGTCGAAAGCTGAGACTAGGCGATCCCGCTCGTCGAGCTTCAGAATTGCCCACGCTCCACGGCTGACCACAATGTGGAGCCCGTCAGCGCGCACGGCCGCGTCGCGGACCAACGGTGTGGAACGCGCCGTTTCATAGGTCTCGCGTGACCAGGATGCGTTGCAGGTTGGGCCTTGTGCGGCCGTTTCATAAGTCGAACCTGTGGATGTGGATCCGCTGTCGCACCCTGTGAGGGCGACCGCAACACACGTGGCGAGGCCGGCAGCGGCCAGGATATTCTGCCTGTAAGGGATGGGAAATTTGCGCATGTGCCCTCCATCAAATGGGTAAAGGCTCGCACGCCCTACGGGCGTAGGGAAGCGGCTGTGAGCAGGGCTAAATCAGGCCGATTTCAAGAAGCCCTTCAGGACCTTTATCGCAGTCGGACGGTCTTCCTTCGAAATTGCAGAGGCCGTCTCGATCAGTTCAAGGGTCGACGTGTCGAGGGTGCGAGGATCGTAATCGACAAGGAAGCCTGGGCTGATACCGAGCGCGGGTGCGAGGCGATAAAGCCACTTCGTCGACAGTTGGCGATCGCCCTTTTCCAGCAGGCTGATGACCGCTTGTGTCGTATCGATGCGCTTAGCTAACTCTGTCTGGGACAGCTCGCGGTGCTCCCGCCAGGCTCGCAGGTTGTTCGCTGTCTGATAATCTTTCTCGTCATCCCGCATGATTGCAGTTTGCGCGGGCGGGGTCAGGTTGTCGCTATGCGGACTGCAATAGGTTGGGCTTGCCATAGGCATTGCAGTTTGCAATGTTCCCGGCATGACCCCCGTCAGCGAACCATGCCCGAAAGCAATTGCGCAGCGGCTCCGTGAGATTGGAGTCAGCACGCCATACGCCTACCAAATTGCCCATGGCGCGCGAGAGCCCTCGCTGCCGCTGGCTGCCAAGATCGCCAAGGAAACAGGCTTGCGACTTGGGGTGCTCAAGCACGCCAATGACGAAGAGGTCGCGGTCGTCGTGCGGTTGGTGGAGCGTTCTAAGTGAGCGCCGCCGTGAGAATGTCCGCCGTAACCCTCCCGCCCCGTGAGCCCGACGCGGTCCCGCGCGAGCCCGAGCACCATCGGCGGGCGCGTGAGGTTTTCGGGCGAGGGGCGTTGGCCGGCCATGCTGGCACTGTGTCGCGCGCCGGTCGCGCCGTCGCCCCGAACAATCAAACTCAATTCGGGGAGGTCTTGGATGAAGCGGTATAGCGCGCGCAAGCGTGGGACGCTGCACGCCGCCTTGACGCGGGCGATCGATGATCTGGGCGGGGCCGACAAGGTCGGCGACGTGATCGAACAATCGCCGGGCTGGGTTTATGACGCCGCCAATCCGCACCGCCCCGCAGGCAAGGCGACGTCGCTGAGCTGGGCGCAGGCCCGCGCTCTGGCGCGCGCTGGCGCACTGTCGATCGCCGAGGACATGGCGGCCGAGGCGGGCGGGGTGTTCATGCCGCCGATCCCAGCGACCTCGCCCAGCGCTCTACACGGCGCGCTCGCCGCCTATCTGAGCGAGCACGGTCAGGCCGTTTCCGAGATCATCAAGCGCGCCGCCGACGGGGCCATTGACCGGCCCGACGCCGAGGCGGCCCTTCCCGAGCTGGACGACGCCCTGCGCACCCTGATGACCGTGCGCGCGATGCTTGAGCGCGTCGCCAAGACCGGGGAGACGCTGACATGACACAGGTCGTCATGTCGGGCGCCGGCAATCACGAAATCGTCTTTAGGCGCAACGACCATGATCGCCGGGAGCCGCGCCGTGTGCTGACCGCCCTGCTGATGGGCGACCCGGCGCCCGATCGGGTCGAGCGGGCCGAGGCCTTGCGCCTGAAGGTCAAGCCGCCGAGGGAGCTGGTCGAACAGCCGGTGCGGCGATGAGCCGGGCGAAGCTGACGACCGCCGAATGCTGGACGCGGTGGCGCGAGGTTCTGGCCGCCTGTCTGCGCTACTGCGTGGCGATTGAGGCCAGCGGCGGGGATGAGCCAGACTTCACGCCTGAGTTCAAGCGGGCGCTGTTTGAGCTTCGCGAAACCGCGTTCCCGGTCGACGGACGGTCTTCCGACCATATGGCCCAGGCTTTCCGTCTGCAGGTGCAGTCGCTGATCGACGTGGCGATTCCGGCGCGGCGCGTGGCCATCGCGGCCGGCGTGGCCGGATCTTGCCTGGCGCTGGATGGCCTTTGGCACGCCGAACAAAGCCGGCTGACGCAGGTGCAGCTCACGCGGCTCGGCGCGGGAGACTGAGCCGTGGCGCGGGGGGAACCATTCAAGACCAAGCGGGTGTGGAACGAGACGGCCCATGCCTATGACCATGTGGTGGTCGCCGCGTGCTCGAAGTGCGACCGGACTGCCGTCATCGCCTCGGCGTCGGTCAAGGACCGGTCGGTCGGCTTTTTCGCAGACAAGTTTCGCCAGAAGGGCTGGCGCATCGCGCCGCGCCGAACCGGCGACGAGTGCCCGCATTGCGTTGGCGGGTTGACCAGCAAGCCCAGAGCGCCGGTCGCGCTGTCGCCCGCTCAACGCCGGGCCGCCTTCTGCCGCATCGCGGGCGTGCCGCGCGCGGCTGCCTCACCAAAACCCGAGACGCCGAAAGGGGCTGTCATGTCCAAACCCGTCAAGTCGCCCGTCCTGGCCGTCGTGGCCGACGCGCCACGCCAGCCGACCCGCGACGATATCCGTGCGATCCTGGATGCGCTGGGCGACTGCTATCTGACCGAAAAGAACTGTTACGCCGGTGACGGCAGCGACGAGGCCTTGTCCAAGCGGCTCAACGTGCCGCGCGCCTGGGTGGCGGTCGAGCGCGAGCGCGTCTTCGGTCCCGACGCCTGCGAGGACGACGGGGCCGACCGCAAGCTGATCCCTGGGCTGATCGCGCGGGCCACCGAAATCGAAGCCAAGGCCATGGGTCTGGCTGAGCAGGCTGAGGCGCTGCGCATGGAAGTGCGGCGGCTGGAAGGCCGCCTGGCCAAGCGCGGTGTCGCATGAAGGTGGCGGCTTTCGAATGGAGCGACGCGCGCGTTCTGCGGTTGCGGACGCTTTACGCATCGCCGGACGTTTCGGCTGAGTCCGCCGCGACGGCTTTGGGCTGCTCGGTGCGCACCCTCGTGCGTAAGGCCAGCCGCCTGGGCTTGGGGGCCGAGCGTCGCGATGCGCGACACGCCGTGGCCAAGCGCCCGCGCAGGACTCGGGCGGTGATCAGCGGCGGGTCGGACGGCGAGCTGATCGCGGCGGCCATCGCGGCGGGGCGCGTGCGCGTCCTGCCGGCGGGGATCGCGGCGGGCCTGTCGGGCTGGGAACGGGCCATGGGTTACACCGCGCCCGCTGGTCAGGTCGAGTTCAACGGTGGTCGTCATGGCGGCCCGGCTTCGGCTGACGCGGCGGCGAGGCGCTGCGCATGACGAACGTCATTGTCCTGCATGGCGACAGCCGCGACGTGCTGCGGACCCTGGCTGATAATTCAGTCGACAGCGTCGTGTGCGATCCGCCTTACGCCCTGGTCTCGATCGGTAAGCGGTTCGGCAAGGACGGTTCGGCTCCGGCGATGGCCGGCGCGTCGGGCGTCTATGCGCGCGCTTCGTCGGGCTTCATGGGCGAGCGCTGGGATACCGGCGAGGTCGCTTTCGACCCGGCGTTCTGGCGCGAGGTTTGGCGGGTTCTGAAGCCCGGCGGCCACCTCGTCGCGGCCAGCGCCACGCGGACCTATCACCGCCTAGCCTGCGCGGTGGAAGACGCCGGTTTCGAGATCCGCGACATGATCTCTTGGCTGTACGGGACCGGCTTTCCCAAGAGCCACAATCACGACCGTAGCGGCGAGAAGCATGGGTCGGCGCTCAAGCCCGCGTGCGAGCCTTTCGTCCTGGCGCGCAAGCCGCTGGACGGGTCGTTGGTCGCCAATGCGCGGAAATGGGGAACGGGCGCATTGAACATTGATAGCTGCCGCGTTCCTACGCTCGATGGTGACGCGGTCGCTAAATGGGAAACGCCGCGCGGCGGGATCTGGAAAACCGATTCCGAGGCGACGTCCGCCTTGGTGGCGAACGATCTTGGCCGCTGGCCGGCGAACGTCGCGCACGATGGATCTGAAGATGTAGTCGCGGCATTTCCCGTTGCCGGCGGGCAGCGCGGGCAGCTCAATGCGACCGGGCGGGCGCGGCCGTCAAAGGGGATTCTCGGCGACATGGGGCCGCCCTTGGCCTATGCGCCGCGCGGCGACAGCGGGTCGGCGGCCCGGTTCTTCTACTGCGCCAAGGCCAGCAAGGCCGATCGCGCGGGGTCCAAGCACCCGACTGTCAAGCCGGTCGCCCTGATGCAATGGCTCTGCCGTCTGGTCACGCCACCGGGCGGCGTCGTGCTCGATCCGTTCGCCGGCAGCGGCTCAACGGCCTCGGCGGCGATGCGTGAGGGCATGGGCGCGATCCTGATCGAACGCGAGGCCAAGTACGTGGCCGACATTCACCGGCGCGTGGCGCTGGAGCGCGGGCGGCTCGCCGCATGAGCCGGTTCTCCGAACATTTCCTGGGCGAGCTGAAAGACCGGGTGCGGGTGTCCGACGTAGTGGGCAAGCGCGTCACGCTGCGTCGCCAAGGGCGCGAGATGGTGGGCCTGTCGCCCTTCACCAAGGAAAAGACGCCGTCGTTCTGCGTCAACGACGACAAGGGCTTTTACCATTGCTTCGCGAGCGGCGAGCACGGCGACGTCATCGAATGGCTGACCAAGGGCGAGCGCATGACGTTCGTCGAGGCGGTCGAGCACCTCGCCGCACTGGCGGGACTTGAGGTTCCGAAGGCTGATCCGCGCGCTGCTGCCCAGGCGCAAGCCCGCAAGGGTCTGGGCGACTGGCTGGAACTGGCGGCCGAGTGGTTCGCCGTCCGTCTGCATGCGGGCAACGAAGCGACGGCGGCTCGGGCCTATCTGGAACAGCGCGGCGTGCCGAAAGAGGTCTGGTCGCGGTTCCGGCTCGGCTATGCGCCTGACGACCGCTCGGGGCTCAAGTCGGCGCTGATCGCGCGCGGTGCCACGCCTGGCGATCTGATCGCGGCGGGCCTGCTGGTGTCGCCGGACGATGGCGGGTCGCCCTTTGACCGCTTCCGCGACCGCATCATGTTCCCGATCTGCGATGCACGCGGGCGGGTGGTGTCGTTCGGCGGCCGGGCGCTGAACCCGGCGCGCAAGGCCAAGTATCTGAACGGGCCAGAGACGGCCGTCTTTCACAAGAGCCGCGTCCTGTACGGCCTGCACGGCGCGCGCCAGCTTCTCGCCGACGGCGGCGCGCTTGTGGTCGTTGAAGGCTATCTCGACGTGATCGCCTGCCAGCGCGCGGGCGTGGCGGCCGTGGCCAGTATGGGGACGGCTCTGACGCCTGATCAGATCGGTCTGCTGTGGCGGCTGCACGGCGAGCCGACCCTGTGTTTCGACGGCGACCGCGCCGGCCGCGCGGCGGCGGGGCGAGCGATGGAAACGGCCTTGCCGTTGGTCGAGCCGGGCAAGTCGCTGCGGTTCTCGATCGTCAAGGGCGGCAAGGACCCTGATGACGTCTATCGCGACCTGGGCGCCGAAGCCTTGCGCGCGAGTCTGGCCGTGACGACTCCGTTCTCGCGGGCGCTGTTCGAGCGTGAGCGTGACGCCGCGCCGTTGGACACGCCCGAGGCCATGGCGCTGCTGATGGCGCGCCTGCTCAAGCATGTCGCGGCCATGGGTCACAAGGATCTGGCGCGCCTCTATCGCGACACCTTCTACGGCTGGCGGCGCGACCTGTTCGCGGGTCGGGACCGATCAGCCCGCAGGGGCGGCGCGACCGCCGAGGCCCTGGCCGCTGCCGAGGCCCTGCGCACCTCTGCCGACGACGTGGTGTCGCGGCTCATGGCGCTGCCACCCGAGGAAATCGACGGCCACGCCGCCCGTCTGTTCGACCTGCACGACCGCCTCGGCCAGGTGCAGGCCCGCATGGACGAGCTGCGCGAGCAACTGAGCACGTCCGCCCAGATGGCGGAATTTGCGGCCCTGAAGGGCGAGCGAGACGGTCTGCAACGGCAGATCCGAGAAGAGCCGATGGCTGGGGGTGTGGCGTGAGTTTCGTGGAATGCCGGCTTTGGCGCGCCGAGTGCGCTCGTGACCCTGTGACCCTTGTTCTGCCGCCGACCCTGTGCGTGTTCGGTCGCATCGAAGATGCGCGATGGCACTTGCCGTTGCGCATGCACCGTCGATCCTCGCTGGGCCTTTACGCGGTGCGAACCGTGAAGGCCCTCAATCACTTTCCTGAAGAGCTGCTAGGCGCGACGTTTCATGACGTGCTCGTCTTCGCGCCGGGGCTGCGCGACAGGGCGCGGACGCTGCTGATGTGCGCGGTGTTGCCATCGAACGGTGGCGGCTATTTCGAGCCGGTTCCGGTGACGCGCCTGCCGATGGGGTGGCGGCGATGAGCTTCCAAGCCCTTACCGCTGTCGAAACTCTCGACACCAAGAACGCTTACGTGACGCTGCTGCTGTACGTGCTCGGCCAGTGGGCGGGTCCCGACGGGTCGTGTTTCCCGGCCGTTGAGACGATCGCCGAGAAGATGCGGTGTTCGGTCAGCCAAGCCCGAAAGTCGATCAAGGAGGCCGAGGAAGCCGGGTTCCTGCGGCGCGAAGAACGCGTCCGCAAGGATGGCGGAAAGTCATCCAACCGCATCATCCTGACCTATTGCGAGCGCGCCGACCTGGCCGACGATCTCGACATGGTGGGCGGTCACAAGCGCGGAAAGTCGTCCGGTGGGAAGACCGGAAAACTGTCGCACCCCCCCTCACGTGGGAGTGGTCCCCCCCCCTCACGTGGGAGTGGGGGGGACCACTCCCACGTACAGGGGCCTCCCCTCCCACGTGTAGGGGCATTCTTGAACCAGGACTCTTTAACCCTAGAGAGTTCTGACGAACTCTCTCAGCGTGCGGGCGCGATCGACGAGGTCGTTGCGGAGATCTGGGCGGCTTGGCCGGAGGCGGGCCGCGAACACAGCAGCGAGCGCAAGGTCGCCGAAGCTGTCGCGGCCGAGGTCTCTGCCGGAGCACCGCTGGCCGAGGTGCGGGCCGGTGCGCTGGCCTATGCCGGCAAGCCCAAGGCGCACGGCCAGTCGGGGCAGAAGCCGAAAGCCCCTCACACCTTCCTCGCCGATGGCCGGTGGAAGACGCACCTCCCAAGGGCTGACCAACGGGCTCCGGTCGTCACGACGCGAATCCAGTTCGCCTCGGTCGAGGTTCGAAACGCCCTGTTCGGGGCCATGGGCGAGGCCTGGGTTACGTCGTGGCTGGACCCTTGCGCCTGGGATGAGGGCAAGCGGGTGATCGACCCGCGTATCGAGCGGCGGGCCGCGAAGTTGAGCGAGGCGAGGCCCGCCGGTGTGTTGGCGGATTTGGGCGTGAAAGTCGGGAAAGTCGGGTGATGGAGATGGCGATGCGGATGCAGGATGCGAAGGCGGCCAAGGCTGTGGCGGAGGTGGCTCCGGCGAGGGCTTGGTACGGGGTGCGCTCGGCGACGCGCCAGGAAGCCACGCTGGAGACGGCGTTGCGGGCCATGAAATTCGAGGTGTTCTATCCAAAGTGGGTGTTCTGGCGGAAGCTGCGCACGTCGTCCAAGCCGGGCGAGCGCCCCCTGTTTCCCGGCTATCTGTTCATCCGGGTGACGACCGAGGATTTCCACCGGGTGCATGAGGCCGACGGCTTCCACCAGTTTGTGCGGGCGCTCGACGCCGATGGCATTCAGCGGCCCTTGGCTTGGCCCGAAGAGGTGATCGGCGACCTGATGCTGCGGTCCGACCTCGGCGACTTCGACGAGACGCGGCGAGAACGCCAGCGCTTCCTGCCGGCCAAGGGGAACCGGGTCGGGATCACCAAGGGCAAGTGGGCTGGCTTCGTGGCCGCGATCCTGAGCGCGTCGCCCAAGGATCGGCGGGTTATGGTCGGGCTGGAGAACATGACCGAACTGCCGGTGTCGCTGCCTTACAGCGCCCTCAAGCCGATCGATGGAACGGGAGGCCTTGCGGAAAAGTAGAATCAACCGCATGTTCGCCACTGGACGACCAGCTCGGGCAAATGCGCCAGGTAAAACCGCCACAGCGTGGCGGGCTGATCCAACCCCCCGAGCGGCGGTAACCTGAAGACCTGCCCGCTCTCCAGCGATCACCACACGATAACCGAAGCGAGCTGAACGCCCGTCATGGCCCCGCGCCGTGGCGGGCGTTCTCGTGTCTAGGGATAGCGGGCCTCAACGTGTTCCGGTCCGCTGAACCCCTGAGCCCCCAAGCGACTTGTCGGAGGCGTGACCTTGCCGGTGATGCCTCCGACCTTTCGGTCCCCTCAACGCCAAGCCCGCAGCGAACAGAACCGCGAGGCTGACCAGCGACGGGGATCGGCGCGGGCGCGAGGCTATGACAGCAAGTGGGACAAGGCCGCGAAGGGCCACCTCAACCACGACCCGCTGTGTCGCTACTGCGACCTGGCCGGCGAAGTGGTCGCGGCCACGCTCGTCGACCACCTCTACCCGCACAAGGGCGACCGCTGGCTGTTCTGGGTGAAGGAACTCTGGGTCAGCTCGTGCGACGACTGCCACAACGGGTTCAAGCAACGGCTTGAGCGCATGGGCCGCATGGCCCTCGACGACCTGGCCAGCCGCCTTGGCCTTCGGACCCTCGGCGAAATCGAACGTTCGAAAACCGATCGCGCTTGACCCCTCGACCGACCCAATGGGTGGGGGGGGGTCTAAAGCTACCAACCTTAAGCCGAAGGACCGGCGGGGTAAGCACGCGTATCTTTTCGAGAGTTTCGGGAAACTTTTTTTGGAGGCCCGCCATATGGCCCGAGGCCCGAAGCCCAAATCGCAGGCTGTTCGCGACCAGACGAATCCGGTTCGCAGCAAGCGCAATCCGGTGCTGGCCGCGACCGCCATCCAGGGTGTCGTCATCGGTGGCGTGAAGGCTCCCGACTGGCTGACGGCCGATGGCCTCAAGATCTGGAACGACCGGGCCGAAGTGCTCGTGCAGGCCAAGCTGCTGACCGAGGCCGACACCGCCGCGTTCGCCCGCTACTGCCGCAACTTCGCCCGCTGGCTGAAGGCCGTCGCCCAGCTCGACAAGGAGGGCGAGACGTACGAGTCGGAAAGCGCCCACGGCAAGCTCCGGCGCGCGCATCCGGCCTTCCTGATTGCCGACCGCCTGGAGCGCCAACTGCTGGCGGCCGAAGACCGGTTCGGTCTGAACCCGGCCGAGCGTCAACGCATCATGGCTGCGCGCATGAACACCGGCGCCTCGGGCGACCTGTTCCCGGCGCCGAAGCGCGAGGACGACCCGGCCGCCAAGCCGACCCAAGCCGCCAAGCCCGCGCCGAGCGCTGGGCCGGTCGGGTTTCTGAACTAATCCATGTCCGCCAAGCGCAAGTGGGCTGAGCCGGCGCGGCCGGCTGCCCTGCGGCTGTTCCCCAACGCCTGGTGGGATGCGGCCGACGGCGTCTGGCGCGACGGCGTTTTCTGGTACGACGAGACCGCTGCGGAGAAGGCCGCCGCGTTCTTTCCGAACCACCTTTGCCTGACCGAGGGCGAGTGGGCCGGTCGCCCCTTCGTCCTTGAGGCCTGGCAGGATCACGACATCGTTCGTCCCACCTTCGGGTGGAAGCGGGCGGACGGGACGCGGCGGTTCCGCCGCGTGTTCGTGTGGGTGGCGCGGAAGAACGGCAAGACCGAACTGGCTGCAGGGATCGCGATCCTGATGCTGCTGGGCGACGCCGAGCCCGGCGGCCAGGTGTTCTCGATCGCGGCCGAAAAGGAACAGGCCTCGATCGTCTTCAACAAGGCGGCCACGATGGTCGCCTATAGCCCGACCCTGTCGCGGTCGCTGGAGTGCATGAAGCCGGCGATCTATTGCCCGCAGCTCAACGCCAGTTTCCGCCCGCTGTCGGGCAAGCCCGCCGGCAAGCACGGGCTGAACATGTCGGGCCTGATCGGCGACGAGATCCACGAATGGCGTTCGGGCGACCTCTACACCTTCGTGCATGACAGCGCCGCCGCGCGCCGCCAGCCGCTAGAAGTGCTGATCAGCACGGCGGGCGTTAAGGGCTCGCACGGCGAGGAAGTCTGGGACGAGTGTCAGGCGATCCTGACCGGGGAGATCGAAGCGCCCGACACGCACGTCGTGGTCTACGCCGCCGGCGCCGACGACGATTGGACCAAGCCCGAGACCTGGGCGAAGGCCAATCCGAACCTCGGCGTGTCGGTCAAACTCGAAGCCATGGCGGACGCGTGCCGCCTGGCCCAGCAGCTCCCGCGCCTAGAGAACGATTTCCGGCGCTACAAGCTCAATCAGTGGACCGAACAGGCGGTGCGCTGGCTGCCGATCGACGGTGTCGACGACAACGGTCAGCGCTTCGGCTGGGACCATTGCGTCGGGCCGACGCCTTGGGAGGGCCTGGAAGACAAGCTGCGGGGACTGCGCTGTTTCGGCGGGCTGGACCTTTCGGCGGTGCAGGATCTTTCGGCGCTGGTCTGGTGGTTCCCGGTGCAGCCGGGCCTAGACGTGCCCACGGTATTGGCCCGGTTTTGGAAGCCGGCGGACCTGATCAAGGACCACACCAAGCGCGACAAGGTCCCTTACGATCGGCTGGTTAAGGAAGGCGCGCTGCTGACCACGCCGGGCAATGTGATCGACCACGAAGCGATCCGCGCCCGCGCGATGCAGGACGCCGAGATCTTCAAGGTCGCGTTCCGCAACGAGAAGCGCACGGACGGTCAGGGCGGCTTGGCGATCGACCGCTTCGACGCGTCGGAAACCTACGTGAAGCTGAACGGCGAGGGACTGCCGGTCGTGCTGTACGGCCAAGGGTTCGTGAGCATGAGCGCCCCAGCCAAGGCGGTCGAGCGGTACGTGCTGTCGAACGGCTTCCACCACGGCGGGCATCCGCTGCTCCGCCGCCACGCCCAGGCCGTCGCGATCGAAACCGACGCGGCGGGGAACATCAAGCCGTCCAAGGACAAATCCACCATGCGCATCGACGGGATCGTCGCGCTGTGCATGGCGGAGGGCATCGCCGCCAAGGACACCGGGCCGGTCAAGTCGGTCTATGAGAAGCGCGGGATCATCTTCGTATGAGCGACAAGACGCCCTGGCGAATCCAGTTCGCCTCGGCCGGCCGCGCGATCCTGCGCGCCGCGCCGAGCCTCACGACGGACGGCGCGGCCCTCGCGGGCGCGGGCTTCGTGGCCTATGGCGCGGGCCTGGTCTATCGCCCCGCCGGTTTTATCGTCCTGGGCGCGCTGCTGATCATCGGCGCGTTCCTGTCGGCCAAGGGTAAGGCCTGATGGGCGGGCTTGTCTCGCGCATGGCCTCGGGCCTCGGCGTTCCCGCGCCGGGCGACGTGGACCGTAACGCCCATGATGATCGCTATTTCGGCGGGGCCTATCTGACCGATGGATCGCCGGTGACGGCTGAAAACGTGGTCATGGCGTCGGCCGTGTTTCCGATCGTCGGTCTGATCGCTGAAACCTTCGCCAGCCTGTCGCTCGATTTCGTGCGTGTGGACGGAACCCCGAAGGGCGACGAGTTCCCGCTCGCCGAGGTGATCTGCGAGACGCCCAACCCGCTGATGACCGCACCGGAGTTCTGGGGAACGTTCGCGTTCAACATGGTGCTGCGGGGCCGCGCCTATGCCGAGCCGGTGTTCAACGGTCCAGATGATCTGGAAATCTGGCCGCTGTCGCCAGTGCGCCTGGTTGAGCAACACACCGAACGGCGCTTTGGCGTCGACTATTGGTACGATGACGGCTCTGGCCGGTCGTTTCGCGCGGGCGAACTGCTGTCGGGCGCCGGCCTATCGACCGACGGCGTTTATGCCGTCGTGCCTTGGCGCGCGGCTCGGACCGCCATCGATATGGCCAACATCCTGGAAGCGTTCGGCAAGAACTTCTTCCGCAATGGCGCGCGGCCCTCGGGCGTGCTGTCGACCGACAACGAGCTGAGCGATGAAGCCGCCGACCGACTGAAGGCGCAGTTCAACGGCAACTTCGCGGGCGTTCTCAACGCCGGCAAGGTTCCGCTGTTGGAAGCTGGCCTGAAATACCAATCGATCACGTCGAACAATACCGACAGCCAGTACGCCGAGCTGAAAGACCGGGCGCTCAAGGACATCGCCCGCAACTGGCACGTGCCCTTGGCCATGATCGGTCTTGGCGACGACACCAAGACCGATGAGCAACAGTCCGCCCGCTTCGTCAAATACACGATGCGGCCCCTGGCTGGTCGCGTGGAAAAGGCCATTCGGCGCGACCTGATGACGCCCGCGCAACGGCAGATCTGGAAGCCCCGTTTCAACATGGACGCCATGCTGCGGGGCGACAGCGCCACGCAATGGCGCAACGCCGTTCTGGCGCGCACCGCCTCGCTGGCGTCGGTCGATGAGCTGCGGGTCAACTGGTTCGACCTCCCGAAAATCGGCGAGGCCTGGTCGCAGGACCCGCGCGAACCCCTCAACAGCAACCGCGCCGCCGACACGATGTCGGGCGGCATGACGGCCCCCCAAGATCGGAGCGACGCGTAATGTTCGAAGCCGCTGGCGCCCGCACGCTTTGGGCGATGCACCCAACCTATCTGACGGACCTGCTGCGCAGCTCGTCTTTCGAGGCCCTACTGCCGGAAGCGCTGCGCGGCCTGGCGGCCCTGACCGCGCCGCAGCAGGCGCGGGCTCCGGTCGATCCGATCCGCGACGGGGCGACGCTGATCATCCCGCTGAACGGTCCGGTCTCGCCGAAGGGCTCGTATGGCGGGACCTCGACCGAACGGTTCGCCGATCAGGTTCGCGCGGCCGCGTCCGACGACAAGGTTGGGGCCACCATCGTGGCGATCTCCAGTCCCGGCGGCATGGTCTGGGGGACCGAGGAAGCGGGCGACGCGGTGTTCGAGCACCGCCAGTCCAAGCCGATCATCGCGGTGGCCAGTCCCTATTCGTTCTCGGCAGCGCACTGGATCGGCTCGCAGGCCTCGGCCTATTACGCCAGCACCAGCGCCGACGTCGGCTCGGTCGGCGTTCGCACCGGGCATGTCGACACCTCGGGGTTCGAGGAAAAGATCGGCATGAAAACGACGCTGCTGGCGTCGTCGCCGAAGAAGATCGCCGGCCACCCGTATGGCCCACTGACCGAAGAAGACCGGGCCGACATCGAAGCCGACATTCTGGAAACCAATGCCCGCTTCGTGGCGGCCATCGCGCGCGGACGCGGCATGCCCGCGTCGCAGGTTCCTGGCGTGCATGGCGAGGGCCAGACCTTCTCGGCCGCGCGAGCGGCTGCGTCGGGCATGATCGACGGCGTCATGCCGCTGCGCGACGTCATCGCGAAATACGGCGCCAGCCGCACCCGGTTGGCCCTGATGCGCCGCCGCGCGGAAGTCTCGCGCATCATCACTGACCTCTGAGATCTCGGCGCGTCCCGCGCGAGTAGCCGCTTTCGCGGCATCCCCTTGGGCGTCCAGCCCACACCCTGAAAGGAACGACCATGAACTTGGCCCAACTGCTGGCCGAGGCGCGGGAAATCGCCCAGCGCCAATCCGCTCGTCTGCAAGCCGCCATCGAAGGTGGCCGCGATCTGACGGCCGATGAGGAAACCGCTGACGCGGCCGACGCCTCGCGCCTCACCGAACTGCAAGCCCAGATCACCGCCGCGCGTTCGCTGCAGGATCGGCTGTCGGCCGTTCCGTCGTTCCCGCAGACGGGCGCTGCGCCGCCCGCCGCCCGCCCGCCGGGCGCGCCCCTGGCCGAACCGCGTGCGCGCGACAACTCCAGTGGCTTCCGCAGCGTGGCCGAGTTCGGCGCCGCCGTTCGCCTGGCCAATCCGCAGGCCGGTTCGCAGTTCGCCATGGACCCGCGCCTGGCTGCCCCGGCCAATACGATCATGACCAACGGCGACGAGGTTGGCTCGTTCCTGGTTCCGGCCGAGTTCCGCGATGAGATCGTCAGCCTGGTCTACGACACTAGCGACGATCCGGTGTTCGACCTGATCGCCGCCCTGCCGACCGGTTCGAACCGCGTCACCGGCCTGGGTTCCGAGGTTACCCCTTGGGGCACCACCGGCGTGCAAGCCGCGTGGCGTACCGAGGGCACACAGATGCTGACCAGCCGCACCGGCCTCAAGCCGTGGGAGGTGAAGCTCAATGAGCTGTACGCCTTCGTGCTGGCCGATGAAGACACCCTGGCCGACGCCCCGCGTCTGCAAGCCCTGCTGACGACCGAATCCGCCGCCGCGATCCGCTGGAAGGCGGCCGACGGTTACATGCGCGGCGACGGCGTCGAGAAGCTGCAAGGCTGGATGAACTCGGGCGCGCTGATCACCGTGGCCAAGGAAGCCGCCCAAGCCGCCGACACGATCACCGCGCCGAACGTGGCCAAGATGTACGCCCGGATGATCAATCCGATGCAGGCGGCCTGGCTGGCCAATTCGGACACCCTGCCGCAACTGATGGCCCTGAAGAACGAAGCCGGCCAACCGGTGTGGTTCCCGAACTTCCAAGTCGCGCCGGGCGGCACCCTGCTGGGTCGTCCCGTCCTGTTCACCGAGCACGCCAACACCGTCGGCGACCTGGGCGATCTGCAGTTCGTCAACCCGAAGGGCTACCGCGCCTTCAAAAAGCAGAACGGCGTCACCTTCGCCGACAGCATCCACCTGTTCTTCGACTACAACCTGCGGGCCTTCCGCTGGATCTTCCGTATCGGCGGCCAGCCGGTGCTGGGCGCTCCGGCCACCATGCCTAACAGCACCAACACCAAGTCCCACTTCGTCGGCCTGGCGGCCCGCGCCTAACCCGCGTCGGACCGAATAGACCTTCACCCGTGTTCGCCGGTCCCGCTGGTCGGGATCGGCGGCGCGATTGACCCTCTTCTTGAAAGGAGCCCGACGATGGGCAGCAATCTGAACCCCTCGCAGCGTAGCGCCGTCATTGGCGTGATCGACCCCGACGCCTATGGCACCGGCACGCAAACCACGGCCTGGTGGGACACCGCCGAGATCGAAAAGGCCCTGGCCGTGATCCAAGCCGGCGATTTCGTCGCAACCGGCGTTCTCAGCGCCAAGATCCAGCAGGCTACCGACGCCGCTGGCGCGGGCGTCAAGGACGTCGCTGGTCTGGCCATCACCAACCTGACCCAGGCCGGGGCCGACGACAACAAGCAAGCCCTGATCAACGTCACCGCGGCCGATCTGGACTTCAACAACGGCTTCCGCTTCGCGCGCCTGTCGATGACGCTGGCCACCGCCGGCGCCGACGCCAGCGCCATCGTGCTGGGCTTCGACTTCCGGCGCAACGACGGCAAGTCCCACAACCTCGCCTCCGTGGATGAAGTCGTCTCGTAAGAGGCGGCTTCGCTACCTGGCCCAGCAATAGGGACAAGCTGATATGAAGATCCTGTTTCTGGAAGACTACTCGGTCGGCACGCCGCCCGAGGTCTTCACCAAGGGCGACATCGTGGATGATCGCTCGCCCGCTTCCGAGCTGCACTTCGTTCGACGCGGTAAGGCGGCCTATCTCGGCGACGACGGCGTTCTGACCAACCAGGAAGGCGCTGTCATCGGCCATATCGACGATCTGGCCGCCGACAAGGACGACGACCGCGAGGTCGAAATCCCGGAAGCCTGGCTCGACCTGCCCTGGTTCACGCTTCGCGCTCTGGCGAAGAAGATCTCGGGCGCGCCGATCCCCGACAAGGTTGCGGCCGTCAAGGTCGTCGAAGACGAACTCGTTCGTCGGTCGGAGGCCTAACCCATGTCGGTTCTCGACCTCGTCCGCACCGAAGCCCCTGTGCCGCTGGTCACGCTAGACCATGCCAAGCTGCATCTGCGGGTCGATGGTGCGGACGAGGACGGGTATATCACTGACCTGATCGCTGTAGCCGTCGAGACAATCGACGGCTACAGCGGTCGGCTGGGTCGGGCGATCGTAACGCAGACCTGGGCTCTGCATCTGCCGCGCTTCCCGTCTTGCCGGCAGATCGACCTGCCGCTTCCACCGCTGCAGGACGTGACCTCGATCACCTATCGAGACGCGAGCGGCGTCGCACAAACGCTGTCGAGCGCGACTTACGATGTGCTGGACGGACCAAAGTCGGCCGTCGTGCTGAAGTCCGGCCAGGCCTGGCCGTCGACCGGCGATCATCCTCGCGCGGCGACGATCACTTTCGTGGCTGGATATGGTGAGCCCGAGGCCGTGCCGCGAACGATCGTCAATGCCGTACTGCTGGCCGTGGGTGAGATGTACGCCAACCGTGAAGGCGACGGGCCTTCGGCCGAGAAGGCGATCAGCCGTCTGCTGAGCGGTGTGCGGAAGATCCGCGTATGATGCAGCCCGCCGGAAAGCGCGATCGGCGCCTCACCTTGTGTCCCCGCCTGCTGGCCAAGGGCGAACTGAATTCGGACGTCGAGTCCTGGCCCGACGGCGACACCGTCTGGTCCAGTTATCAGCCGGTCAGTGACGGGGAGCGGTTTCGGGCCGGCGAGGTCGGCGCGACCATAACGGCGCGCTTTCAAATCCTTTGGCGCGGGGACGTCGATCCGACTTGGCGCGTCAGGTTCGAGGGTCGCGAGTTCGACGTTATCGGGGCCAAGGAAATCGGACGCCGCGAGGGGCTGGAGATCTCGGCCGCCGCGCGGGCGGAGCATCAGGCGTGAAGCCGACTCTCACCATCGACATGGAAGGCTTTCGCGACCTCGACGTCGCCCTCGGTGATCTGGGCAGCAAGGTCACGGCGCGCGGCGTCGGCCGGCGCGCTCTCACGAAGGCAGCCCAGCCGATCGCCGACGACTATATCGATCGCCTTCAGCCCCACGTGTTGACCGGCGCGCTGCGCGACAGCTCCGGCGTTGGGACCAAGTTGACCCGGCGCCAAGCCGTCTTGGCGCGCAAGAGCGAGCGGAAGTCGTTCGCTGAGGTCTATGTCGGTTCGGGTGGCTTGCCGCAGGCTCACCTGCAGGAATTCGGAACCGAGGACACCCCGCCGCGCCCGTCGCTGCGCACCGCCTGGGAACACGGCTGGCGCGCGGCTCTGGATGCGCTGGGTCAACTGCTGTGGGACGAAATCAAGAAGACGGTGGCGCGCGCCGAGCGGCGAGCCCTCAAGCGTCTGGCCAAGATGGGGCGATGACGTGGAACAGGCGCTTGTTGATCTGCTGCTCGCGACCCCGACGATCACCGACAAGGTCGTTGATCGTCTGACGCCCGGCGTCCTGACCCAAGGCGTTCGGGGTTCCGCCCTGGTGTGGAACATCATCTCGGGCGAGCGCGGTTACAGCCACCAAGGCGACGACGGCCTGCCGCGTGCGCGCGTTCAGATCGACGCCTATGGAGACACCTATCTCGAAGCGAAAGCCCTGGCCGAAGCCGTCATGGCTCTGCTGTCGGGCTTCTCCGGTGTCGTCGGCGCGGTGCGCCTGACCATCCTGGAAGCCCGCGAAACCACGGCGTTCGAACACAATCCCGGCGACACCAAGCACCGCCGGTCGATGGATTTCACGATCTGGTCGCGCGCGGCCTGAACCCCTCTGACATTGGAGACTGAACTATGACTGGAGCCGCTCTCGCCTTTGGCGTGGTGGTGCGTCGCCGCACCGCGCCCACGACCTTCGCCAGCATGGGTGAGCTGGTCGACATCACGGCCAACACCGTCACCCGCGAGGTCAAGGACGCCACCCACCACGGCAGCCCCGACAAGTATCGTGAGTTTATCAGCGGCCTGCGTGACGGCGGCGAGGTTGCGCTGACGCTGCACTATCCGGTCGGCGGCCTGCACGCGGCCGGCGCCAAGACGGATTTCGACGCCGACGCGCCGAACGACTATGAAATCGAACTGCCAGCGCCGTTTTCCGAAATCGTTTCGCTGGCCGGCCTGATCACCGAAATCGGCCCCTCGACGCCGCTGGACGACAAGATGGTCTACGGCGTCAAGATCAAGGTTTCGGGCAAGCCGACCTGGGCGGCGGTGGCGCCATGATCCCGGTCGCTCCCGCGCCGTTTGTCCGGGTTTCGGCGGCCGGCGCGACCTGGCGGCTGGTGGTGTCGGTCAACGCCCTTTGCCTGATCGAGGCCGAGGTCAAGGACGCCGACGAGATGGCCAAGCTGATGTCTGGCGGCGACGCTGCCTTCACCACGGTGCGCGCCGCGTTCTGGGCCGCCCTGCAGGATCATCACCCGCAGGTGTCGCTGGAAGACGCCGGCCGCCTGCTTGATCACCTGGGCTTGATGAAGGCTGGCTCGTTGATGGGGCAAGCCCTGATGCTTGCCTTCCCGGAATTGGAGGGTGGCACCGACCGCCCTCGGAAGGCGACGAGCGACCGCGTTACGAATGGGATTGGTGGGGCCTTTTCGACCGGTGGGTTGGGCTGGATCTCTCGCCTGACGCCTTTTGGACGCAGACGCCTCGTCGCCTGATCGCAACCTTTCGCGCCCGCGCCCGCGTGCTTGAACAGCAGCACGATCAGCGGGCCTGGCTGGCCTGGCACACCGCCGTGCTGGGGCGCATGGACAAGATGCCGCCCCTGTCCAGCCTGACCGTCGAGGCCTTGAGCCGACCGGCGGCCCCGAAAAGCCTGGAAGAGCTGCGCTCTCGCCTGGCCGGGGCGCTGGGCCACGCCGGGCAAGTTTCAGAGGAACCCTGATGGCTTCATCGATCATCGGCGCCTTGCGCGCCGTGCTGGGCCTGGACACCGCGCAATTCGAGAGCGGGGCGGATAGGGCCAAGGTTAAGGCGGGGGGGCTGAAATCGGCGCTGATGTCGACGGCGGCGAGCTTGGCGCCGCTGGCGTCTGGCGCGGCGCTGGCGACGCTGGCGGTCAACGGGTTTGCGGTGGGCATGAGGCTGGCGGCGGAGGCGGCGAAGTACGCGGACGACATCGCAGCGCAATCCTACAAGCTGGGCGTTTCGGCGGAATATTTGCAGGCCTTCAACTTCGCGGCCGGCGAAAGCGATGTCGAAGTGACCAAGGCCGTGGATGCGCTGTCTGGCCTGACCGCAGCCATCGGCGCCCTGCAAACGCGCGTCGGTGACGGCAAGATCCGCAAGGCGATGGAGGCGCTGGGGATTACCCAGGAGCAGATCAAAAGCTTCAAGTCCGTCGAGGATGCGCTGCCGGTGATCGCAGATAAAATCGCCGCGCTCGGCACCGTCACTGAGCAGCTTCAGTTTGCGAAGAAGTTCGGAATTGAGGCGCTGCTGCCGATGCTCAAGCAAGGCAGCGTCGGCATTCAGGAAATGATGGGTAAGGCCCAGGATCTTGGCTTGGTTCTGGACGGCGGTGTTGTTGACCGGCTGGCGGAAATGAGCCGTCAGATGGAAATCGCCGATGATCGTTCCAAGATGGCGGGCATATCGTTCGGGGCATCATTCACGCCCGCCCTTGTCACCATGAAGAACGCCGCCGCCGATCTCGTGAACTGGCTGGGGCGGGTGATTGATCGATTTAACAAGGTGGAAAATCGCTCCCTTCAGACGCTGGGCGAGCAACGCGGAAAGCTGTTCCGTCAATTGCATGAGGCCGAGCAGCTTTCTGCACTGCCTGGAATGAAAACATTCGCGAATTTCTTAAAAGGAAAGATCGCCGAAAACGACGCGGCCATGGGAGCTATCCGCCGCGCGCAACAAGAAAACGCCTTGGATCTGGCGCCTACCAATACGGGCGGAGGCAGCGGCGGAGGTGGTGGCGAATCCAATTCGCCAAAATCGAAGTCCGCAGGGGCTGAGAAGGACGGGGAGAGCTGGGAGTCGCTGTTCTATCAGTCGCAGTCCCATCGCGCGGAACTTCAGGCGCGTGAGTTTGAGCGGCAATTCACCAAATCGATCATCAACCCCGCGAGCCTGCAAGAGCCGATCTCGACGATGGTGAGCGAGGGTATTCTCGACGGCATGGAGGCCAGCAAAAAGGCCTTCTCAGATCAAATCTACAGCGCCACACGGGGCGGCCTTGAGGCGCTTCGCTATGGTGGACTTAAGGGGCTCGGCAACTGGCTGGCCGGCATTTTTGCTCAGTCTCTAGACGACAAGATCGCGGGCGGTGTAGCGAGCCTGTTCAGCAAGGGCTCTGGCCTATCGAAGTCGGGCGGCATCATGTCGGCCCTCAAGTCCTTTATCGGCTTCGACACGGGCGGCGGCTTTCAGGTCGGGGGCTTTGGCGGCACCGATAGTCAAATTCGGGCGCTGCGGCTGACGCCCGGCGAACAGGTCTCGGTCACGCGTGGCAATGACCTGGGCGGGCGGGTCAATCAGACCTTCCACGTCAATGCGCAAGGCGCGATTCTCGCGGCTGGACTCGTCGCTGAATTGCAGCAGCTCGGCACCGCTCAGGCGGTTGTTGCAGCTCATGGCGGCGCGGCGATGGCCGAGCAAGCCGCGACAACAAGCAACCGCTATCGGATCGCGCGAAGCTAAACACTCAAGAGGGCCGCATGAAATCGGAACCGATCACGCTACAGGCCGCTGTCGGCGGCCTGTTCATAGCTCAAGCCGCTGTCGGCACCGCCTTGGTCGGATACTTGATCGGCGCTGGTGTGATCAATGGTGAGGCGTTTCTTGACCTAATGGGAAAGCTGGAGGCCGAAGCTTCGGACCCCGTCGCCCTCCTTCAGTATAAAACGCTGCGGGCTGGAATTGCCGCCAGCATTAAGCAAGCGCAGGCGCAACAGGCTGGCCGGCCTGCGCTGACCGTTCTGCAGGGCGGAAAAGAGTAACTCACCCATGTCCGTCACGCTTCCCACCACGCCTAAGCCGGCGTCAGCGACCCCGCGCCCGCTCGATTGGGGCGGCGAGTCCGAGGCCGCGCTGGGCGGTCCGACCCAGCGCATTGAGCGGCTGGGTTCGCGCTTCTCGGTCGACGTCACCCTGCCGGACATGCTGGCGGACGTCGCTATCGGCTGGATCGCCGACCTGCTGGCGGCCAAACGTTCGTCCGGCGTCCTCGCGTTCCCGCAGCCTGGTGTCGAGGTCGGGGACGAGGGAACGCCACGGGTTAATGGCGGCGGGCAGCTCGGCACGTCTCTGGCGATCGACGGCCTGCCGGCGGGCAAGGTGATCAAGAAGGGTTGGTTCCTGACGATCATCACCAATGGCCGTCGGTATCTGCACTGCATCACCGCCCCCGCCGTGGCGTCGGGTGGCGGCGCTGTGACCTTGTCGCTTGATCCGATGATCCGTCGCGCTCCGACCGACAACGCCGTCATCAAGCTGGCGGTCCCGGAAATCGAAGGCGCGGTGCAGGGCAGCGAGGCCGGTTGGAACGTCGGCCTGGCGGCCATCTATGGGATCAGTTTCACGCTGGCGGAGCGCGAATAGCATGTCGCTGACGCCCGCCCTTGAAGCCGCGTTCGGTGCTGACACCGTCCTGGTGTTCGGCGCTCTGAAAATCGAGCTGCCCGCTTACACCCTGCGCTTGCTGGATGGCGCGGGCGAACTGGTGATCGGCGGCGAGACCTATCGCGGGCGCGACGACGTTTGGGGCTCTGTCTCTGGCATCGGCGAATTCAGCGACGGCGACGCCACCCAGGCTCCGCATATGACGATTACGTTCGCGCCGGCCAGCGACGCGGCTGCGGTCGATCTGTGCTCGCCGAGTTTTCAAGGTTCGATCGTCACTCTGATGGTCGGCGCGGTGAACCGGGCTACGGGCGCGGTCATTCCTGACCCCTATGTGCTGTTCATCGGTGAGTTGGACGTGCCGACGCTGAGTGTCGCCAAGGGCAAGCGGTCTGTCTCGGTCGAGGTCGTGTCGGCGCTGGAGCGGTGCTTTGAGCAAGACGAGGGCGCGCGGATGAACGACGCCTTCCATCAGTCGGTGCATCCCGGCCAGTTGGGCTTTGCCTTCACCTCGGCCGATCCGACCTCGCTGCCTTGGGGTTCGACGGGCGCGCGTCCGACGATCAGCGTCAGCGCCGCGCCGAGCGCGACCGACGCCTCAATCAACCAACTCAAGAGCGCGGGAGTGCTGCGATGATCCCGGCCCTTTTACGCCGACAGGCGGCGGCCAAGGCGGCTGTTCAGCGATTCAACGGTCGTCCGCACCGGATCGGCAGCAACGACTGCGCTCGCATGGCCGCGTTCACCCTGCGCAAGCTGGGTCACACCGTGAAGCTGCCGGCGGCTGGGGCCTATTCCAGCCTGCGCGGCGGCCTGAAGCTGTTGAAGGGCATGGGCCACGACAGCCTGCAATCGGCGCTGGACGGCATGGGCCTGCCGCGCGTGCCGCTGGCGCGCGCCCTGCCGTCGGACATCATCGGTGTGCCGGGCGTCGACGGGTGGACGGCGCTGTGGGTGGCTCTGCCGGGCGGCCGGGCGCTGGGCTACCACGCCGACAGCGACGTCGCGTGCATCATCCAGCCGTCGCCTTCGCCGGACCTGATCGTTTGGAGGTCGCTGGATGGGTAAGGCTGTCGCGACCGCCGGGGCGGTCATTGCCGGAGCCGCCCTGATCGCCACGGGCATCGGTGCGGTTGGTCTGCTGGCGACCGGAGCTTTCTCGGTAGGAACCGCCTGGACAGCGGCGGGCGCGACCTTGAGCGTTTTCGGCATGTCGGCCGCGACGCTGCAGACGGTCGGCGGGTTGCTGGTGACTGTTGGCGGGCTGACGACCAAGCGGCCCGAGATCCAGACCGGCGGCAACCCGACCCAGCAGACCTATGATCCGCAGGCCGGCATTCCCTATCCCATGGGCCGAACGGCGGTCGGTGGCCGGATCATCTACGGCACCACGACCGGGCCGACCAAGGAGCCCAACAAGTATCGTCTGCATTACTCGATCCTGGCGGGTGCGGGACCGATCGACGGTATCGAGTCGTACAGCGCCAACAATGTGAACCTGACCTTCTCGGCCGACAGCGGCGAAGGTGCGGCCGGCGCTTACCTGAACCGCCTGTGGCAGGTCCGCCGCCTGGGCGCGGCCAGCGACACCTATCTGCGGTTCACCGCGACGGGCACGAAAGACACCCCGGCCGATCACTCGGGCAACCCGCCGGAATGGACCTCCGCCCACCTGCTGGGCGGCTACGCGGCGGCCCTGACGGGCATGGAGTACGACACCAAGGTCTATGCCGCCGACGTCTCGCCCCTGTGGGTGCTGCGCGGCGTCAAGGTGTACGACCCGCGTCTCGACGACACCTATCCCGGCGGCGATGGCGACTGTCGGGCGCTGGACGAAAGCACTTACGTCTATTCCACGAACCCGTGGCTGCACGCCCTAACCCTGGCCTTGGGTCGGTATCAGAACGGGCATCGGATCATGGGCTTCGGCTTTCCGATTTCCAGCCTGATCGTCTCGCAGTTCGTCGATGCGGCGAACGTGGCCGAGGCGAACGGCTGGGAAATCGGCGGCACCATCTATTCGACCGACGAAAAGTGGAGCGTTCTGCAGGCCATCGCTCAGTGCGGCGGCGGCTATTGCGTGCCGATGGGCGCTCAGGTCGGTTGCGTGATCAATGCGCCGCGCGTGTCGCTGGCGACCATCACCTCGGCCGACATTCGCGGTGAGGCCTCGGCGGCCGGGACCAAGGGGCGGCGCGAGCGGATCAATCGCGTCATTCCGCGTTTTCGCAGCGAGGCTCACGGCTGGGAAATCGTCTCGGCCGCGCCGATCGAGGTGGCGACCCATGTCACCGAGGACGGCGGCCTGTGGCGCACGCGAGAGATTGACTATCCGTTGGTGCAGGCGGTGAACCACGCCGCCCAACTGGCGCGCTATGACGTCGAAAACAGCCGCGAGCTGGAACCGATTTCGGTCCGCGTCGGTCTGCCGTTCCTCGGTTATCGGCCGGGCGACTGCGTCACGATAGACGTGCCGGAAATCGGGCTCGAAGAGCGGGAGGTGATTATCCTGCGGCGGTCGTTTGACCCGGCCTCGGCGACCGTGACTTTCCAGTGCCGCACCGAAACCGACGCCAAGCACGCGTTCGCGCTGGGCCAGACCTCGACCGCCCCGCCTACGCCAGGCCTGACCGCCGGCGGGACCACGCCGGTCGCGCCGGACACCGACGATTGGGTCGCCACGGGGGCGACCCTGACCGACAATGGCGTCAGCATTCCGGCGATCGTCATCGTCGGAGAAATGTCGAACCCGCACGTCACGGCGCTACTGGTTCGGTATCGGCCGGCGGGGGCGACTAACTGGACGATGGGGCCGACGGTCGAGCTGACGTTCGACGAAGAGGTTCGGGTCGAGCTGACCGGGCTTACGCCCGAGACCACCTATGAGCTGTCGATCGCCTATCGGTCGGTGCGCGGCGTGGTCTCGGACTGGACCGCCCTAGATGACGTTGTTGCCGGGAGTTTCGCCTTCGACACCATCGGCACGACCGATGGCCTGCTGACGGTCTATTATCAGACCTCAGCCCCGGCCAGCCCAGAGCGCGGCGATGTGTGGTTCGACACCGATGCCGGGAATGCGCCGTTTCAGTGGGATGGCGCGGCCTGGATCGACGCAAGCGACAACGCGGCGGTGCAGGCCATCCAGTTCGCGACCGCCGCCCAAGCGACGGCGGATACCAAGATCAAGACATTCTATCAGGCGTCGGCCCCGTCATCGGACTATGCCGACGGCGATCTGTGGGTCGATACCGACGACGGCAACCGCCGGGTCTATCGCCGTGGCGCCGGGACCTGGAACGTCATCGCCGACCAGACCGGATTCAACGTCGCCGCCGCGATCAGCGGCCAGGGCGCTCTGGCGACGCTGAACCAGGCAGCTTGGGCCACCCAGGTGACCGGCACGGGCAAGCCGGAAGACTATGCGACCAAGAGCCTTGTCACGCGATCCCTCGGCGCGCCATCCTCCCCGGGCGTGAACGACATCTGGGTGGCGCTGGATGGCGGCGGCACTCCCGTCGCCGTCTATGCCTGGACCGGCTCGGCCTGGGTCAAGGGAGCGGACACCACGCTGTTTTTCACCGCCGCCGCGATTAGCGGCCAGGGCGCGCTGGCGACGCTGAACCAGGCCGCTTGGGCCACCCAGGTGACCGGCACGGGCAAGCCGGAAGACTATGCAACCAAGAGCCTGGTCACGCGGTCGATAGGCTCGCCGTCCTCCCCGGGCGTGAACGACATCTGGGTGGCGCTGGATGGCGGCGGCACCCCCGTCGCCGTCTATGCCTGGACCGGTTCGGCTTGGGTCAAGGGCGCGGACACCACCCTATTTAACACCGCCGCCGCGATCAGCGGTCAGGGCGCTCTGGCGACCCTGAACCAGGCTGATTGGGCGACGCGCGTCACCGGCGTCGGCAAGCCTGACGACTATGCGAACAAGGTTCTACACTACAAGCAAAATGCCACGCCCTCATCGCCGGGCGTCAACGACATCTGGACCCAGCTAGACGGTGTCGGAAACCCGATCGCGATCTGGGCCTGGAACGGCTCGGCCTGGATCAACGGCGCGGACCGCACGGTTTACAACACAGCCGCCGCGATCACGGGACAGGGAACATGGGCGACCGCGTCGGTTCCCAGCGGCCTGACGCCGGTCGTTGTTGGCCAGCGGACCCAGTATTTCGCGACAGACGGCAGGCTCTATGATTACCGGGGCGTGCTGTACGGCTATTCGGTCGATGGCGTTGCCGGGCGCGCTACCCA